ATATACAGAAAGTTGTTTCAGTAACAATAGAGGGTGGAAATGGAAGTGGAGCAATATTAGAACCAATATTATCTGAGAGAAAAAGAGAAATAACCTTTGATGCTAGATTATTGACAGAATCTGGTGGTGTAGATAATGTAAATGAAACTATTACATTTCAAGATAGACATAATATTGTAAGTGGTCAACCTTTAGTTTATGATCGTAATAATAATCCTCCTTTAGGTATTGGGACAGTAGGAAATGATGCAGGTACTTCAATTGTAGGAGTTGGTACCACAACTCTTGTAAATGCTGCAACATACTATCCTGAAGTTGTAAATACAAGCACAATAAAACTATTCCAAACATTATCAGACTATAACTCTGGTATTAATACAGTTGGATTTACTACAACTAATAAAATTGGTATTCATAAATTTAAATTATTCAATGATGAAAAAACTCTAAAAGATATAAGAGTTATTGATGGAGGGACTGGATATGAAAATAGACAAGTATTTGTCAAACCAACAGGAATCAATACTATAACAAATACAGTCCATTTTGATAATCATGGATTTAATAATGGTGATAGAGTTGTATATTCTACTGCAGTTGGTATTGGTTCAACTTTACCAACAACTATCTCAGGATTATCCACATCTACAGGTATTACTACAACTTCTAATTTTTATCATATCCTTAAAATAAATGATGATTCATTTAGACTAACAAATGCTGGTCTTGGTGGAACTATAACAACTGAGTTTAATAGAAAAGATTATATTAAGTTTACTGACCAAGGAACTGGATTCCAAGTATTTAAATATCCAGATGTTAAATTAAATTTAAAATATGAGTTAGCTAACACTTCAGTTGGGATAATAACAGCTACACCAGTTGTAAGAGGTCCTATAACTGATGTATTATTATATGAAAAAGGTTCAGGATATGGATCTAACATTTTAAATTTAGAAAAGTCAATAACTGTATCTGTAAAAACAGGTAAAGAAGCAGAGTTAAAACCGATTATAACAGACGGTAAAATAAGTTATGTAGAAATACAAACAAAGGGTAGAGAATACTCCTCTGCACCCGATTTAGAGGTCGTTGGAATAGGAACTGGACTCGGTGCAAAACTTAGGGCAGTTGTAACAGATGGAAAAATTACAGATGTAATAATTTTAGAGGGAGGACTTCAATATCAACAAGATAAAATTAATATAAAAGTTATTCCACCAGGTTCTGGAACAAAATTAGACGTTAGTACTAAAGGTCTTACTGTTAATACATTTGCAAGATATGGTAATGAAGCATTAATTGAAACAAATAATAAATTGGAATATTCTATCGTAGGATATTCAACTCAAATAGGTAATGATTCTTTTGGTGATACTGGAAGTGGGCATTCACCAATAATAGGTTGGGCTTATGATGGAAATCCAATTTATGGTCCTTATGGTTATAGTGACCCTACTGATGATAATTCTGCTGTTAGAATATTAAACTCTGGTTATATTTTAGATCCAGATAATGTAGTTGATAGACCATCTGGTTTTAGTAACGGATTTTTTGTTGAAGATCACAGATTTACCAATGCAGGTGATTTAGATGAACATAATGGTAGATATGGTAGAACACCCGAATATCCAAATGGAACTTATGCATACTTTGTAGGTATAGCAACTAATTCATTATTACCAGTTTTCCCATACTTTATAGGTGATACTTATAGAACAGATCCATCAACAGAAAACTTTAATATAAACCAAACAACTTTTGATTTTGATAATTCTAGTTTAATAAGAAACAGTTATCCATATAAAGTATCTGATCAATTTGCAGATAATGATTTTATTATTGAATCAAATGAAATAACATCACAATCAACCATTGTTGAATCAACCACTTCAGGTTCTATAAACTCAATTGATATTATTAATGTTGGTGATAATTACGAGGTTGGAGACTCTGCTGTATTTGATAATACAAATACAAATGGTGGTGGATTAAGTGTATCTGTAAATAGTGTATCTGGAAAAGAAATAACTTCGATTGACACTACAGTTGATACTTTTGAAAACACAGTATTTGTTTGGAGAGACCCATCTCATGTCTCAGCATATATTTCCACTGCTCCTGATTTAAATGGTGGTGATAATGTTGTTATATCAGGTCTTAGTACTACTTCAATAGAGGGTTTAACTGGTTCTCATGTAATTGGAATTGATACAGGGCACACAGTCGTTTATCAGGAAATTCCTAACACAGCTACAACTGGTGTTGTAACTGATATCTACGTTACCTCCATACCTGAAAATATTTCTGTTGGTAGTAGTATAGGAATCGGAACAGAAAAATTATTAGTTTTAAATACCTTTAATCAAAATAATATTTTAAGAGTTAAAAGAGGTGCTGTTGCAGGAGTTCATACTGTATCTACACAAGTTTCTTTAATACCTAATTTCTTTAATATTCCATTAAGGACAAATGTATTTGACTCTAGTGTAAAAGATCAAGTATTTTTTAATCCACATGAATCAGTAGGAGTTGGTACAGTTGTTGGATTAGGTTCAACTTCAACTTCAACTTTAGGTGATTTAATAAGTGTTATTCCCACACCAACTCACAGTATATTCTTACCAAATCATCCTTTCAAAACTAATCAAAGAGTAACACTAACTAAACCAGCTGCTGGTTATGGTTTAACAGTATCTAAAGATGATGGAGTTACTACATTTACAATACCAAAATCTGGTAACACCGAGGATGTTTTTATAATTAAAAAATCAAAAGATTATGTTGGTATTGTAACTCAAGTTGGATTGACAACAAGTTCTGTTGGTCTCGCATTTGTAGGAGATACTAAAGTTGGTTCAAGTAGTTTTGAATACTTATTTGAATCAAATCCAACTCAGGTAACAGGTAAATTACAGAGAATAAATGCTGTTGTATCAGTTTCAACAGCACATAATTTAGTAGACACTGATGTTATTAATTTAACAGTTAATCCTAATCAATCTGTTGGTATTGGAACTTCAACAAAAATAGATGTAAGATTTGATTCAAACACTCAAACCCTTTTAATAAATCCGATTACAATTCCATCTAGTGGGGTAACAACTGCTTCTAATAACTTTAGTTTAACCGAACATAATTTAGAGACAGGTGATAAAGTTCAGTATATTTCAACATCAGTCACAGAGGGATTGTCAAATCAAGAATCATATTATGTCTATAAGGTTGATGATAATAATTTTAAACTTGGTGAAACATATTCTGATGTAACAAGTAATCCTATTAATATAATTGAACTTAGTTCAACTGGTGGTGCAACTGGAAGTAGTCATGAATTTTCACTAATTAATCCACCTATATCTGTACTAAGAGATAATAATTTAGTATTTGGTGTTGGTCATACATCATTAGCTGGTTATGATTTTAACATTTATTATGATAATGATTATAAAAATGAATTTGTATCTGTTGGAAACACAAATAATTTACAAGTAACTGGTGTTGGAACAGTTGGTGTAACATCAACTGCAACCGTAACACTTGGATATTCTGTTGATAATCCATCTAATTTATTCTACAATATTAAAAAGTCAGGTTTTATAAGCACATCTGATACTGATGTAGTTAATTACACAAAAATACATTACTTAAACAGTAAATATAGTGGCCAATATCCAATATTTAATGTACCACCAGTTGTTGGTGCATCATATACAAGTTTCAGCATAGCACTTCCAGAGGTTCCAGAAAAATTATCTTATGCCTCAACTGAAACTAGTGTCCTTAAATATTCTACAAAATCACCTAGAGCTAGGGGTGCTGTAAATACAGTAAATATTGATTTTGGTGGAGTAGGATATGATAGTTTACCATCATTTGTAAGCATTGCATCTACTCAAGGAGTGAATGCGACTTTACTTCCAGATTCAACCACAATAAACAGAGTTGATGATGTTAGAATACTAAATCCTGGTTTTGAATATTCATCAGATCCAACTTTAAAACCAGAGGCATTTGTTTCTCCTGTTATCACAGTAATTAATTCAAATACCATTTCAGATATAGAGGTAATTGATGGTGGTCGTAATTATACAACATTACCAGATTTAGTTATTGTAAATCCTCTAACTGGTCAAGAAGATAAATCAGGTGCGATTATTGGTGCAAGTATAACTGGAAGTTCATTGAGTGATGTTAAAATTATAGTAGAACCAAAAGGATTGCAGTCAATCACACATGAAATATTTGCAATAAACAATAGTAATGGTTCAACAGTAAGTCAATTACAATACAATCCATCAACAGGTATTGCTACTTGTACACTCGTAACACCTGTATTAGGGTTCTCAACAGCACCATTTAGTGTTAATGAAGAAATATATGTCGAAGGTTTACAGCAGTACACAGATAGCACACTGACTGGTGGTGATGGATTTAATTCAGCAGATAATGGTTTCAAATTCTTTAAAGTTAGTGCTGTAACAAATTCAAACCCTGCAACAGTTGAGTTTAATTTAAATTCTGTCACAACTAATCCTGGCGTTGCTAAAACTGCTCAAAATTCATTTGGTGTTATCATTAGTAAAGGTGATTATCCTAAATTTAAAGTTACACAAAAAGTTTCAAACTTTAGTATTGGTGAAAAATTATTAGCATTTGTAGGTTCATCATATGTGCCTGTTGAATTAAAAATATCAGAAGCAACAAATGAGTTTATTAAGATAGAGGAAATAGTTCCTGGTGCGTTTAATCTTAATTCTGGTCAATTGATAAAAGGATTTGTAACTGGTAATGTTGCAACTGTTAATACGATATCAAAAAATGCAGGTTTGTTTGAAATTAGTTATTCTTTACGTCAAGACCAAGGTTGGATTGATAATATTGGAAAATTAAATCAAGATTATCAAGTTACACCTGACAATGATTATTATCAAAATCTATCCTATAGTGTTAAGAGTTCAATTACATATGATGACTTAATTAATCCTGTTAATAGATTACTTCATACAAGTGGATTGAAAAATTTTGCTGACGTTGGTATATCATCAGTTACAAGTGCAGGTATTACAACATCAAGTTTCTTAGATACTCTTGCATTAGACTTTATTGATCAAAAACGTGTTGATACTATAAACAATTTTGATTTTGCATTAGATATTGACACCGTTACAGGAAAATCAAAATTCTTAAAATTAAAAAATACAAAACTATCACCATATCTTGAGTGTAGAACAAATCGTGTTTTAGAAATTGATGATATAAGTGGTTTATTCTCTAATACTGCTTCAACACTATCACAATTCCTTGATTTATCAATTAACACTCGTTATGCAACATTTTTAATTCAAGTCAGAGATCCAAATACTGGTAATGTTCAAATATCAGATATAATTTTATATAAAGATGATGAGGATGTATTTACAGCAGAAAGAGCTAAGATTCATACCACCGAATCTGAATTAGGTGAGATAGTTGCTGAAATAGATTCATCACAAGATATTAGTCTTAAATTTACACCAGATGATCCAGACAATAATGATTATGATCTTAAGATTCTTGAAACATCATTTAATACTAATTTAACAGGTATCGGAACTCAATCCATTGGATTTATAAATTTATCTGGAATTAATACAACTGTTTCTACAGCGACAACTTCAAATATAATATCAACAAATATTATAAACACAGATGCTTTCTTTGCATCAGTTGAAGTTAATGATGTCACCACGGATCAAACAAATTTTGTTGATTTATATTTAACTCACGATGGAACAAACACCTTCATTTCTGAATTTTATGCGGATACTGAAGATGGTCCAACTTCCAATTTTATAGGAACATTTATATCAAGCATAGATTCTGGTGTTTTATCACTTCAATTTGAAAATGATCAACCAAATGAGGTTTTAGTTAGATCAAGGATTATTGGTATAGGAACAACTGCAGCTGGTATAAGCACTTATAGATTCCAGTTACCTGGTCAACTTGATGGTACAGAGAGAACTGTTAAATTTGAATCTAATTTCTCAAATGTTTCTACATCATCCACTATTGCATCATTCACAGAAAATCAAATATCATCCTTAAAAGGTTTTGTAAGAGTATCAAGTGGTTCAACAAGTGCTCTTCATCAAGTTCTTGTTGCTCATGATTCAACTGATTCTCATATAACTCAATATCCATTCTTATCAATCGGAAGCACATCTGGTATTGGTACTTTCTCATCAACAATAGTTGGTAATGATTTAAATCTTAATTTCCACCCCGATCCATTATATACTGGTGGAACAAATAGTGTTCAAGTACAAACTTTCACTGAGTCTTTCTACACAGATATTGACCTATTAAATTTACCACTTGACTTACAATATGGAACAGTAACTGAGTCACTATCACTAGCTCAATATGATGCTATAAACGGTAATAGATCAAATAAAACAAGTTTTACTCTCCAAAGTGGAACTAGACCAATATTCCAAAAACAATTTAATCCATCAGACGGAGCAACATTAGATGCATCAACAGGAATATTCACTATAGTGGATCATTTCTTTGAAACTGGTGAAAGATTAGTTTACACACCTGGTTCTACATTTACAGGTATATCATTATCTGGAATAGCAACTGCTGGAGGAACACTAGGTTCAGAAGTTTATGCAATAAGATTAAGTAAAGATACATTCAAAATATCAAAATCACATCCTGATGCATTAGCTGGGATTGCAGTTACATTCACTGGAACTGGAACTGGTAATGCACATGAGTTTGAAATGTTTAAGAAGAATGAAAAAGCATTACTATCAATAGATGGTGTCATTCAATCTCCTATGGCATTTACCCCTATAACTACAGGTTTAGGCATCACAATTACTGACAGCACCACTACATTTAGTGTTACAGGAATATCATCAATAACATCTAATGATATTATTAAGATAGATGATGAGTTTATGAAGATAACAAATGTAGGTTTGGGAACCACTACATCAGGACCTATTTCTGAATCAGGATCTGTTAGTTTAATTGTTGTTGAGAGGGGTGCAATCGGAACAGCTGCTACTGGTCATAGTGCAGGTGCAACAAGTAGATTGTTCTCAGGTGGTTATAACATAGTTGATAGTACAATACATTTTACAGATCCACCAAGAGGAACTAACTCAACACAAAAAACACCAGCTAATTTAGATCCTGTTCGTTCTAAGTTTAATGGTCGTGTATATTTAAGACAAGATTACAGCACAAACACAATATTTGATGATATATCAGATAGTTTCACAGGTATAGGTGCTACTCTACCTGTTAAGGTTGGTGGAGCAAGCACTGCAGGTATACAAACTGGAAGCACAATATTATTATTAAATGGAATATTCCAAACACCATCTACATTTAATAACTTAGGAAATAATTATGAATTTGTAGAAACAGGTGGTGAAAGTAATGTTGTATTTACAGGTATTACATCATCTAATGGAACAAAAATAATAAGTGATGTTGATGTTAATCAAAACCAATTGCCAAGAGGTGGTGTAATTGTATCATTGGGTTCAACAGGTGGATTAGGAGTTGCTCCATTAGAGGGTGCTAAAGTATCTGCGATAACAGGTGCTGGAACTTCAATTATAGGTATTGTTGGAGTTCCAACCACTGGACAAACATTTGGAATTTCAACTGCATCATTTAATAATTCTACTGGTCAGTTAGAAATTACAACATCTGCAAATCATAATTTTAGAAATATTAATGAGTTTGTTAGGTTAGATGGTTTAGTGTTTAATCCTGTATTGGGTATTGAGACAAACAGATCATATAGTGTCACAGGAATATTATCCACAACAACATTTACAACTAATGTAGGCACAAGCACTGTATCACATGCTTATGTTGGTTCAGGTACAGTTTTTGAATATCAGGCAGATAATACCTTTGGTTCTGGTTACAGGCATCCAGTTTCAGTAGCTGTAACTGATAGATCTGGTTCTGGGTCAGGTGCATCTGTATCTGTCGTAGTAGGAGCAGGTGGGTCATTATCATTTACCATTGATAGTAATGGTACAGGGTATACTGATCCAGTTATTACAATACCTTCACCGTCTTATTCAAATTTACCGATAACTGGTGTATCAAGAAGAGGTATAGGTTCAACAACTGATACAGGCACAGGTGCTACAATAACCATCGAAGTTGGTGCAGCAAATACATCAGTTGGTATAGGATCAACTCAATTTACAGTTAATAATTTTGTTCTTGAAAATCCTGGTTACAATTTTAAGGTTGGTGATGTATTTAAACCAGTTGGATTAGTAACAGCAAAAGGATTATCCTCTTTAGCCTCTGAATTTGAATTAACAGTTCTTAATGTATTCAGAGATCAATACTCATCTTGGAATTTTGGAGAGTTTGATTATATTGATTCTATCAAGGATCTTCAAGATGGAACAAGAGTAAGATTCCCATTATTATTCAATGCTAATCTCCTTAGTTTTGAAGTTGATGAAGATAGACCTGACTCATCACTTATTAATCTTGATGCGTTATTACTCATATTCATTAATGGTGTAGTCCAAGATCCTGGTGATGCTTACACCTTTGAGGGTGGTACTTCATTTGAATTTTCTCAGGCACCAGATCCAGAGGATATAATTGATATATTCTTCTATAAAGGAACAAGTGGTGTAGATACTGTTCAAGTTGCTGCAGGATCATCTGTGTCACCAACTATAAAAACTGGTGATATTTTACAAGTATATAAAAATAATTTCGTTGTTGATCAAACTCAGTCAACAAGAACAATATATGCGATATCAGCATCCGATGAAGTAGAAACCAATCTTTATACTCAACAAGGTATTGATGAAACTACATTTAAACCATTCAGTTGGACAAAACAGAAAGTAGATAAAAAAGTAAATGGTGAAATTGTATTTAAAACAAGAGATTCAATTGAATCACAAGTTTATCCAACTGCAAGAATAATTGATGATATAACATCAACTGGTACTGAATTATATGTTGACAATGCAAAATTCTTTAATTATGAAGAGGACTTCTCAAGTTTAGTGGTAGGTAGTGTTGGTGGACTGATTGTTGGTTCAACTAATCCTGTTGCAGCTGGTTTCACTGCAGTTGTATCAGCTGCTGGAACAATTTCATCACTTTCAATTACAGATGGTGGAAGTGGTTATGTTGGTTCTGCAATTACAGTTTCTATATCTGCTCCTCATGCAATTGGTGTTGGTGTAGGCACAACTGCGACTGCAACCGCATCAATAACTAATGGTGTTGTAACTGGAACAACAATTACAAATCCTGGTTTTGGTTATACGTTTACTGCTGTTCCTCAAGTTTTGGCACCGTTGCCAAATGCTATCAAAGAAGATATTGACACCATCACAACAGTTGAGGGATTTGATGGTGACATAATTGGAATAGGTGTTACAGATGGTATAGGACATCCACTTGCACTTAAATTTACTTTAAATGCTGACTTGACAAATAATCCTAATTCAACATTAACTGATTTAAAAGTAGGTTATCCTATATACATATTTGAGACACAAGTTGGTCATGGAGTTACATCAGTTGTAAGTGATAACGGAACAGTTGTTGCGACTGGTACAACATGTGTTGATAATATCTACTTTGTTAATGCATTTAATGCAGGTGTTGGTATTATTACATGTAATATAATGACTGGTGTAAATACAACAGGTATTGATACTTCAGTTGGACTTGGAACTGCCATTGGTGGATTCTCTTGGGGTAGACTCTCAGGATTCACTAGAGGAGCAAATCCAATTTCAATAGGAGTAACTGGATTAACTATAGACTCTGGTTTAACGACTTACCCATCTATCCAGAGAAGAGATTTCGGTCTTAGGGACAATGGTTCATTAAGAAAGGATCTTGGGTAGTATAAATATAGAAAAAAGCTAATGATATGGCTGCTATTGTAACAGATCAATTTAGAATTCTAAATGCAAATAATTTTGTAGACACAGTAGATAATTCTGCAAACTCATATTATGTTGTGGTTGGTCTAGCTAATCCAGCACTTTCTGTTGGTTTTGGAAGAACAACTACTTGGAATACAAATACACCAAACCCAACTGATAATATCAACTATATGAATCACACTGGTGATACTCAGATATTTGGTAAAAAGGTCACAAGTGCAAACGTAAGAAGGTTAATAACAAGAAGAAACTGGACACAAGGAACAAGATATGAAATGTATCGTCATGATTACAGTGTAACGAGTCCATCTCCCGTAACAAACTCAACTAGACTATACGCTGCAAACTATTATGTAATGAATAAAAACTTTGATGTTTATATTTGTATTGATAATGGTTCCTCTGGAATTAGCACAACTGGTAATGCATCGCAGGATGAACCACTATTCACAGACCTTGAACCTACAAGAGCAGGTGAAAGTGGTGACGGATATATTTGGAAATATCTCTTTACAGTTCCTCCAAGTGATATAATTAAATTTGACTCTACAGAGTATATTTCAGTTCCTGGTGGTTGGCCAACTTCATCAGAAACTCAAATACAATCTGTTAGAGAAAATGGTGATTCTACTATTAATAATAATCAAATCAAAAAAGTTTACATAGATAAGCAAGGATTTGGTTACTCTCAAAATATCGTAGGTCGAGAGGTTGATATTATTGGAGATGGTACAGGTGCTAAAGTTGTTATTGACACTGATAGTAACGGAAAGATAACAAAAACAAATGTATCTTCAGGTGGGCAAGGATACACTTATGGTATGGTTGACTTAGGTCCTCTTGGTAATTCTGGAGTGTCAGTAGGTAACTTTGCAAAACTTATACCAATTATTCCCCCTTCCAGAGGACATGGTTTTGACTTATATAAGGAACTAGGAACTGATAAACTTTTAATTTATGCGAGATTTGATGATTCAACAAAAGATTTTCCAACTGATACAAAATTTGCACAAATAAGTATTATAAAAAATCCAACCTCAATCGGTTCAACTGCAATATTCACGGCTAATGATTTCTCATCAGTCAATGCCATTAAAGTTGTATCACCTACAGGAACACCGACTATTGGTGAAAAAATTCAACAGTCAGTTACTGGTGGAACTGCTGAAGGTTACATAGTTTCATATGACACTGATACTAATGTTATTAAATATTATAATGATAGATCATTATACTTTAATCAAACAACATCTGATCAAACAGATTATGTTGGTGTAACTACAGAGGCAAAAGTTTTAGACTTTGAATCCTCTGCAGAAAGTATAATCGCACCAACAAGTGGATTTACTGCTACCGTAGATCAAAATTTCACTGGTATAAGCACAAATCCTACAGGAAACAAAGTTATCTCTCTAGGAGTTAACTTTACAAATGGTCTTGCATCTCCTGAGATAAATAAAGGGTCAGGTGAAATAATCTACTTAGATAATAGACCATTAGTTACTAGAAACTCTAGACAAAAAGAAGACATTAAAATCATCTTGGAATTCTAAAAAATGCCACAAAAAACGAATTTAAATATAAGTCCTTATTATGATGATTTTAATAAGGAAGATAAGTTTTACAGAGTCCTGTTCAAACCAGGATTTCCTGTTCAAGCAAGAGAGTTAACCACTTTACAATCTTCTTTACAAAATCAAATTGAATCCTTTGGTACTCATATCTTTAAAGATGGGTCTATGGTTATACCTGGTAATATTAACTATGACTCACAATATCATTCAGTAAGAATTAAAGACGAGCATTTAGGTATTCCAGTATCATTATACTTAGATCAATTAATAGGATTAAGATTAAAGGGAGAAACATCAGGCATAACTCTAACCATAGATAGTTTTCAACTAGCAGGAACTAGTGTTGAAGGTAATGATTTTACAATTTACGTTAAGTATTTGGAGTCAGGTTCCAATAATGAGATATCTAACCTTGATGATGGTGAGAGATTAATAGTTCAAGAGTCATTCATTTATGGAAATACAGCTGTAAATGAAGGTGAAACAGTATTAACATTAGTAGACACCAATGCATCTGCAATTGGTTCTGCGGTTGGAATATCATCAGGTACATACTTTATCCGAGGAACATTTGTAGATGTATCAACAGATAAGATTGTATTAGACCCTTATTCAAATTCACCATCATATAGAGTTGGTCTTAATATTGATGAACAACTCGTCACTGCAAAGGATGAAGATTCTTTATATGATAATGCTAGAGGATTCTCAAACTTTGCTGCACCAGGTGCAGATAGGTTAAAAATTACAACCACTTTAGCTAAAAAAAGTTTAACAGATTTTAATGACACTAATTTTATTGAATTGATAAGATTAGATGATGGTGAAATTAAAAAAATAATAAGTAAATCACAATATAATCTAATAAAAGATTATTTTGCTGAGAGAACTTTTGATGAATCTGGACATTACACTGTCCAAAAATTTGATGTTCAAGTTGCAAACTCATTAAATGATGGTGTATCAAATGAGGGTATTTTTAGATCAAATGAAGTAACTGATCAACAAAATACACCAACAGATGATTTGATGTGTGTAAAGGTTTCACCTGGTAAAGCATATGTTAAAGGTTATGATATAGATTTAAGTGGCACATCAATAATTGATGTAGATAAACCAAGAGATAAGCAAATAGTTGATTCTTCATTAGTTCCATATCAAATGGGCACTATATTAAGAGTTAACAATGCATTTGGTGTACCTGCACCAAATATAAATGATGATACTAAATTTATTGAATTATATAACCAAAGAACTGGTTCAAATACTGCTGGAACAGGTGAGTTAGTAGGTCAAGCAAGATGTTATTCTTTTGCTGTTTCTGATGCATCATATACTGGTGACTCAACTGAGTGGGATTTACATCTATTTGATATTCAAACATTTACTCGTTTAGTCATTAATAATGCAGTAAGTAATACAGAATTACCCAACGCATCATATGTAAGAGGTGTGAGCAGTGGTGCGACTGGTTACGCAATTGCAGCTGGTGGTTCAAGCACAGTTGTAAAATTAACTCAAGTTACTGGCACATTTATCGCTGGTGAACAAATTATTATAAATGAAAATCCTGAATTATCAAGATCTATTACAACTGTAAGAACTTTTGGAATACAAGATATAAAATCAGTTTATCAGGATGCATCTTCACTTAGTGGTTATGTTGCTGATTTTGTTGCCGATACTGTTTTACAAAGAAAAATACCAACTGGTTTTAGTATAACTGATGAATTAAATATTGGTGTTACTGGTATTGCTACAGTTGCAGGAAAGAGTTTTGCTGGTATTAAAACTGATACCATAATAAGATATCAATTACCAGATGAAGCAACAGAGAGATTTAATAGAGTAGTAGAGGTAGATCCAACTGGATTAAAGATAACTTTAGCTGCTGTGAACAGTGTAACAGGTATATGTAATGGTGCATTACCAACTACATTAGCAACGACAACATTTTCATTTGGTGTACCAAACATTAATTTAAATGAAAATAAAGGATTATATGCAGAATTAGGTAATAAAAATGTATCAGATATAAATTTATCAACTGCAAATCTTGTTGTTGGTAAGAACATCACAGGTGAATCAACAGATGGATCTGGTGTATTAACATTTGATCTTGCTGCAAGTGGTATTTCAAGTGCCTTCTATGATAGTTTTGATGAGGAGAGATACTCAATTCATTACAGTGATGGAGCTATTGAAGATTTAACTCAAGACCAATTTGTGTTGGGTGCAGATGGTCAATCTGTTACTATAAATGGATTAAGAACTAGTCAGACAAATGTAGTTGTATCAACAACTTTGAAGAAACAAGCATTGAAGAGTAAGCAAAAAAATTATATTAGAAGTCAAAAATTAGAAGTTCTTAAAACTGCAGTAGGAATTAATACAGCTCTCACAGGCATGGAACAAGCAAGTGGATATGGTCTTAGAGTTGAGGATAGAGAAATTTCTCTTAATGTTCCAGATGTAGCAAAAATTGTTGGTGTCTTTGAGTCAATTGATTCTGATTCACCTACTCTTGATAGATTAACTTTTCCAGATGGATTAAATTTAAATACAACTGCGATTGTAGGTGAAAAAATAGTTGGTGCAAGTAGTGATGCTGTAGCACAAATTACGGGTTTAATTTCATCAACTGTTGTAGAGATTGCTTATTTAACACCAACTAAATTTACTATTGGTGAGGTTTGTAATTTTGATGAATCAAATATTTCCACTACTTTACAACTAATTACAGTTGGAACAAATTTAAATATAACAAATCGTTTTGAACTTGATAAAGGTCAAAGAGAACAATTTTATGATTATTCACGACTTGTTAGAAGAATTAATTTTCCACCTCCAACAAGAAAAGTTTTAGTGGTTTTTGATAAGTATGAAGTACCTTCAAACGATAAAGGAGATTTTTATACTGTTGCATCTTATGATGAAGAAAGATTCTCAAATGATGTTCCAATATTAACTAATGGATTAAGAGCAACTGATACTATTGATTTCAGACCAAGAGTTTCCACATATGCTGGTGCGGAATCACCATTCGCATTCCAAAATAGAACTTTTGGAAGTACAATAAATCCATCATTCATAGTTACTCCAAATGAAAGTTCAATTATTGGTTACAATTTCTATCTACCAAGAACAGATAAACTTGTTTTAGATATACTTGGTAATTTATCAGTCATAAAAGGAACCTCTTCAACAGAACCTGTTGCACCTCCAACAATTGACAATGGTATGGAGATAGCAACTATTGAATTACCTGCATATCTTTATGACCCTGATGATGCAATAATATCTGTTGTTGATAATGTCAGATATACCATGAGAGACATTGGCAGACTGGAAGATAGAATTGAAACTTTAGAAGAAATAACTTCACTTAGCTTATTAGAATTAGATACAAAAACTTTACAGGTTCAGGATATTGATGGTCTATCCAGATTTAAAACAGGTTTCTTTGTAGATGATTTCAAAGATACAAATCTTTTAGATGTAAGTGATCCTGATTGTAAAATAAATGTCGATACTGATAAGAGAGAATTGGTAGTTCCTTTAGATTTTTGGTCAATTAAACCAGAACTAGCATTAAGTTTATCAACAAATGTTGATACTGCTGATTTTTCTCAAGATTTAGAATTATTAGATACAAATGTAAGAAAAACTGGTGATTTAATAACTTTAAATTATGATGAAATAGATTGGTTGCAACAACCATTAGCATCAAGAGTTGAAAATGTGAATCCATTTAACATGATTGAGTTTAATGGAACAATTCAATTAAAACCTTTCACTGATAATTGGGTTAGAAATATTCAAGTTGATGGTGGGACTGTAAGGAGAACAGGTGGATTCAATGGGTCTTACATTGATACTGTTAAAACAAGTAGTGTTCCTGATACTCATATACGTTCTAGAAACGTTGCGTTCTCAGCTAATTCTTTGAGACCAATTGCAAGATATTACCCATTCTTCGATAGCACTAGTGGTATAGATATCGTTCCAAAACTTCTTGAAATATCCATGATTAATGGAATATTTACAAAGGGTGAAACTGTACAAGCAGTTGATTCTGTCGGCAATCAAGTAGCAATATTCAGAATTGCACAACCAGATCATAAATTAGGAGATACAAATTCACCATCAGAAACATTTAATGCGAATCCATATGATACAGCAACTAGTTTAGGCAATACTTATTCTGCATCATCTACTGTATTAAACATTGATGTTCTCTCATTAGCAGATGAAGCACAAGGTAGATTCTTTGGATATATTCCAACAAGTGGTGTGACATTGTTGGGTCAAAGTAGTGGTGCACAAGCAAGTGTGACAAATGTTAGATTAGTTGCAGATACTTTTGGAGATCTTTATGGTTCATTCTTCTTTAGAGATCCATTAACAACTCCACCACCACCATTAAGATTTAGAACAGGCACTAGCACATTTAAACTAACCTCTAGTTCAGTAAATGCAGAACCATTACCAGGTAGTTTGTTAATTAGTAGTGGTGAAACGACATATAGAGCAACTGGTATAGTTGATGAATATACAAACACATTAGTGATTGTTAGAAGACCACCCCCACCTCCACAAAATAGTGACCCATTAGCACAATCATTTACAGTTGACGAAACTGGTGGATTTATTACTGCTGTTGATTTATTCTTTGGAAGTAAAGATCCAAATGAAAAACTAATAGTTGAGATAAGAACTATGGAGTTAGGAACTCCTACCACCCAAGTTGTTCAAGATTATGCTCGTGTCATCTTAAATCCAAATGAAATAAACATATCAAATAATGCAGAGGTTGCAACTAAAGTAACTTTCCCATCTCCAGTTTATTTGGAACCTAGTACAGAGTATTGTATAGTTTTACTAGCTCCAACTACAAATAATTATGAAGCATGGATTGCTCAGATGGGTGAAAAAACAGTTAATACTCAAAGTTTACCTGATGCAGAATCAGTGATTGTTACTCGACAGTATGTTGGTGGAAGTTTATTTAAATCGCAAAATGGTTCGATTTGGACACCATCTCAATTTGAAGATCTTAAATTCAAACTATACAAAGCACAATTCTCAACAACACCTGGTTCAGTATTCTTCTATAATCCTAAATTAGATACAAACACAGGAATAATTGAGAGATTACTTCCAAATGCAATCAAAACTTTACCTAGAAAGTTAAAAGTTGGTATCACAACAACATCTCATGCATCAACTCTTTCAAAGTTAGCTCTTGGTGTTCAGGTAAGTGACTCAACATCAACAACTGCAATACAAGGTTACATTGAACAAATTGGTGGTCCTATTCAAACATTTGCAGTTTCAAATGCTGGTAGTGGGTTTGCAGCAAGTCAAACATATAATAATGTTCCATTATATGCTATCACTGGAAGGGGAACAGGTGCTACTGCAACAGTTGCAACTAATAGTTCAGGTCAAGTATCATCAATTAGTTTAACAAGTAATACAGGAGGTTCTGGATACGTTGTAGGAGATGTATTGGGAATTACTACAAGTAATGTAATTAAAGGTTCAAATGCTGAAATAACAGTTACAGCACGTAACTCTATAAGCACATTATATTTAAATAATGTTCAGGGTGAAGAGTTTACTTCAGGACAACCTCTTGTTGTTTATGAGGGAAGCACCGCTGCTTCTTATGGAAGTACAACAATTACATCATCAGCAATTTACGACGATAAGTATGCTGGTAATGTTCTTGAAATTGAGCATTATAATCATGGTATGCATGCTGACACTAATTTAGTTACTTTGGCAAACATTGAACCTGACTCAAATCCAATTACTCTTACTGATTTCTTGGATGTAGATGACCAAGTTATATCAGTTGCAAGCACAACACCTTATGCAACATTTAATGGAATATCAACCACTAGGGGATTTGTTAAAATAAACAGTGAGATAATCTATTATGATAGTATTGGAGTTGGACAATTAGGCATTGGAACTAGAGGTATTGATGGAACTGTTGTTAGGACACATGATGTAAATTCCATTACTAAGAAATACGAACTTAACGGATTTGATTTAACTTCAATAAATCGTGATCATAACATGTCAAATAATGCAACCTTAAGTGGTTTAAAGGATATAGATCGTTATTATCTTGAAATTAATCGAGGAAGTTTAACATCTGGTGATAGTCAGGTAAGTTTTGCTAAAGAGCAAAACATAGGTGGTGATGATATTTTTGCCTCACAAAATTATCAATTTGATAGAGTGATTCCACAATTTAATGTATTTGCACCAAGTGATAAAACTACATTAGAGGGACAAGTAAGAACTGTATCAGGAACAAGTGCAGGTGGAGGAGAGGTTCCATTTATTGATCAGGGTTATGAACCTGTTACTTTAAATCAACCAAATAGTTTATCTTCACCAAGATTAGTTTGTTCAAGAATAAATGAAACAACAAGATTAACTGGTTTACCTTTGAATCGTTCATTTACATTGGGTGTTAGAATGGAAAGTACAGATCCAAATCTATCTCCAGTTTTAGATGTTCTGAATAGCACGATAGTTTATCAGAGAGCAAGACTAAACTCTCCTATTGATAATTACTCTAAAGATGGTCGTTCTAATGAAACTACTGGTGATCCACATTCAGCAGTTTACGTAAGTAATCGTGTTGATTTAAAGAATCCAGCTACCTCACTAAAAGTTTTAGTTGCTGCATATAGACATGCATCTGCTGACTTTAGAGTTCTTTACCAATTGTTTAGAGAGGACGGAAGTGATACTGAATTATCTTATGAACTATTTCCTGGTTTTGATAATCTTCGTGATACGGATGGAGATGGATTCGGTGATACGATAATAGACTCATCAAAAAATAGTGGTAGGGCAGATGCATTTGTACCTGGTAGTAATATTGATGAATTTAGAGAGTATCAGTTTAGTGTTGATGATTTAGATGAATTTACAGGATTTAAAATTAAAATTGTGTGTAGTGGAACTAATGAAGCATTTGCACCTAGATTTAAAGACTTTAGAGCACTAGCATTAGCATGATACCAGTAGAAGGTCATAAACACTTATATCGAGATGAAAAGTCTGGGGCTATCATAAACACTGATAGTCACGGATATTCTCAATACAAAAAATCAAAAAATTTAAAATTAACCCAAAGAGAAGAGTTAGATGGGATGAAGAAGGATATCGAAGAGATAAAAAATTTACTCAGGATGATAGTTGAAAAATAGACGGGTTATATTAAATATAAATATACTTTAGATCCTGATATTGTTTTTAAATGGCAGTTTATGTAAGTAATCTAACTGTTAATACTGGAACTACATTTTCTCAAATTTTTACTTTGGAAAGTGCAGCTACTAATTCTGCTACAGATTTGACTGGTTTCACTGCGACTGCACAGATGCGTAAACATCCTGGTAGTAGTTCAGCAACTAATTTTCAAACCTCCATTATCAATGCAGCAGGTGGAAGAATAAGAGTTGGTTTAACAACAAGTCAGACAGCAGCGTTGAAACCTGGTAGATTCATGTACGATGTTCTTATTACAGATGCAGCGGGTGAAGTTACTAGAGTTTTAGAGGGTGCTGTTTTAGTAAGAGAGGGAGTTACAAAATAATGGCAGATATTAAAGTCAGAGTTGGACAAAAAAATGCTATTAAGGTTACATCCTCATTATCTGGTGCGTCAGCAGGATCTCTCGGTGAACTTAGTGATGTGAATGTTAGTAATCCACAAAATGGAATGGTTTTAGTATACAACAGCACGACACAACAGTGGACTGGAACATTAGAATTAACTCCAGGTGCATCTCAGAATTTGGACATAAACGGAGGTAGCTTCTAGAAATGGCAAGTATTATAAGAGTAAAAAGATCGACTGGTACTTCGGCACCAGGTTCTTTACAATTTGGTGAAGTTGGTGTAACTCTGAGTGGAGGTGGTACACAAGGAAATAGTGGTGATAGATTATTTGTTGGAGATAATGCAGGTAATCCGCAAGTAGTTGGTGGTAGATATTTCACAGACTTAATGGCACATGCTGCTGGTACAATAAATGGTGTAACTAACCCAACAGCAGCTGCAAGGGGATTTGTTGCAATTCTTGATCAAGATAGAAAAGTAGATCAATGGAATGTAGATAATTTAAGATTAGATGCAAACGTGCTCTCATCAACTAATACAGATGGAGACATATTTTTTACACCAAATGGAAGTGGTGAGGTAGTAATTGGTGATGATATAAAACTTGCATTTGGTGATAGTAAAGATGCAAAAATAGAATATGATGAAGATGGAACTGATAGAGTACAAGTAACTGGTGCTGATTGGACATATGCTAATGGTGTATCCATTACAATGGCAGATGTTACTGATTCATCTACAAAAGATACAGGTGCTCTTATAGTTGAAGGTGGAGTTGGAATAGAAAAGAGTGTTAATATAGGTGCGAATTTAAAAGTTTCTGGAGTATCTACATTTGTTGGTGTGGTTACAACAACTGGTGATTTATTTGTTGGAGGAGATCTTCATGTAGCAGATGATATCTTCTTTGATGAAGCAACAATGCGTAACCTCAAAGTTACTGGTGTATCAACTTTCCAAGGTGATATCTTCCAAACTGGAGGAACATTGACTGCACTTGACGCAAGATTAGGTGGTGTTGGTATTTCATCGAATATTATTTCAACTAAACAAGGACATGGAAATCTATTATATATTGACCCATTCCCCGATGGTTTAAGTAATGAGGGTACTGTTATTGTTAAAGGTGACTTGCAAGTTGATGGTACAACCACAACAGTCGATTCATTCACAGTTAATCTAAATGACCCAATCATCAATTTGGGTGTTACAACTAGCACAAGAACTGTAATGATGACAGCACTTGCTGGTGTCAGCACAATCAAACTTGATACAACTGCAGGTATTAACACTGGAGATGGCATTGCTGGAACAAATATAGCAGCTGGAACTACAATTTCAACCTATGACTTAGGAGAAGCATTAGTCACAATTAGTAATGCTGTTCAAGTTGGTGGTATTGCTACTACAACACAATTAGAAGTCACAGCAAATGTTGACACAAACACTGACCGTGGTGTAGCATTTGGTTATAATACTAGTTCAGGTGCTGGTAATCAGAAAACAGGATTCTTTGGATATCATGATTTAGGTGGTGATGCAAGTAATGCACCAGAAAGATCATTTACTTATATTCCTGAAGCAACAATCGTAAATAATCTTGTAAGTGGTACAAAAGGTTTCCTAGATATTAAAGGAATATATTTCCAGAACGGTGACTATGACACAACTGGAAATGGTATCGTTTACTTTGATAGCACAGGTAAGCAAGTTGGTGCTGCTGGCACGGCTGCTGGTATAACCACTTCTAACTTTGTATTAACTACAAATGCCTCTGGCATACCAAAATGGACAACAACCCTTGATGGAGGAACTTTTTAAACTATGGCACAAAATAATGATGTTGATGTGACTACTTTGATAAAAATCTATAATCAAAAGATTTCTACATTAACTAACCAAAATATTCTTCTTGAAGCAAAATTACAAACG